GGGCGCTGAAACGCCAATGCCGACCTACGAGCAGTTCATCAGCCCAAAGCCACGCATCGTGGCAGAGCTCGATGAGGCTCCCGCTCAAAGGGCGATGGATAAAAGTAAGGGGGTCCGGGGGATGCACGCAAAATCACTCGCACAGGCGTTCTGCGCTGGCGTCGCAGCCGCGTCCGGGGTCAACCGATTACCGGACCCGAGCCTGAAAACAGCCGAAACGCTTGCCGAGCAAGGCGTCGAGCCCGCAGCAATTCGCGACTACGCAATCCAAATGACGCTCGAGCACATCAAATCAGGGCGACAACCGCCGCTCACCCTCAATCAGGTGGCATCATGGGCTGGCTTGAGCTAATGTTCCAAAACTCAAACGAGGGCTTGGTGTTTGGCATCGCGCCGTTACGGCGGACTGCCGGCGCCAGGAAGCAGGAGGGCTGCACATTGGAATCATTCAAGGTCGACGCGGGGCAAACCCGACCCCTTGCCCCCCACCCCCGCGCGCTACCACAGGGGGGCCTCGCGCAAAATTTTAGGAGCTTTACCCGATGAGTTGCCCTTGCGCCGATTGCCAGCGCCGCCGCGCCCTGCGCCCTAGCCGCCGCGAGGTGGATCCTGTCGTCGCGGCCGTGACGCGCCGGTTCCACGAACGCAGCGCCGAAGGCATGCAGCATTACGGCGTAACGATGGCCGACAATACCGCGTCGACACGCTCCTGGATCATCGACGCGCAGGAGGAGTTGATGGACGCGATCCTCTACCTCGAGCGGCTCAAAACGGATTTCGCCGATGAGTGACGGCTGGATCGAATGTCCCGAGTGCGAAGGCGACGGTTTCATTGAGATCACGCGCGGCGGCGTCGATGCTCATGGTCCGTGGATGAGCATCATTTCGCTCCGTTGCCCGGAGTGCGATGGCGATGGCGAGGTGCCGCTCGATGATTAGCTGCCCACATTGCGCGAAAGACATGATCTGGGGCGGCGACGAGGCGCTGCCGTTCTGATGTGGTATGTCGGCGCATATGAGGAAACCGGCGTGATGGCGCAAGAGGCCGTCGCGGTCGGGTTACGCGCTCTCTGCGTTGATTTAGACGCAGAGCCGGGAGAGCGCGATGGCGTTGTCTACGAACGCGCCGACATGCTTACCTGGGTGCCGCCAAGGCACGTTGTCGAGCAGGGCGTCAGCTTTTTCGCTGCGTTCCCGCCATGCGATCACTTGGCAGTAAGCGGGGCGCGCTGGTTTGCGGGCAAAGGCTTGAGCGCACTTGCTTCAAGCGTTCAGCTTTTTGAACGCGCAGCGTTTTGGGCTGAGTGGTTTGGAGCGCCGTACCTGATCGAGAACCCTGTCTCGACTATCAGCACTTATTGGAGAAAGCCCGACCACACGTTTCACCCGTGGCAGTATTCCGGCTTTTGTGCGGCAGATACTTACACCAAGAAGACATGCTTGTGGACGGGGGGCGGCTTTGTAATGCCGCCGTTTAGCCATGCCGGTGATGTCGAGCCCGACGACCGCATACACAAGGCGCCGCCTTCAGAGACGCGCGCGGCTTTCCGATCAGCTACGCCGCGCGGCTTCGCGCGCGCTGTCATGAGGTCTGCGTTCAATGACTGACAAACCCATATCCGTCCGCGAAGCCCGCGCCGCGCTGAATAGCCAGGACGACGACCGCCGCGATGCTGTGCGTCAGGAGCTTGAGGCCATCGCCGCGTCCGAGATCACGGACATTGTGGCGTGGGATGAGCATGGCCGCGTCGCTTTTGCGGGCTCTGAGCAGCTCTCCCCGCGCGCCAAAAAGGCGGTGAAGCGCGTCAAGGTGACGGCTACGCAGCATGGCCAGAATGTCGAGGTCGAGATGCACGACAAGATCAGTGCGCTGCGCCTTCTCGCCAAGCACCACGGATTGCTCGAGGCGGATCCAAACGTAAATCGCCCGACGCTTATCGGCATCAATTTGAAGGGGCCGGAAGATGAGACATTGGACGACGAAACTGATTAACGATCTGCGCCGCGAGAAGGGCTGGACGCAGTTTGAGCTGGCAATCGAGAGCGATGTGCCGCGGCAGACGATCCAGAACGTCGAGCTCGGCGAGAGTACGCCGTCCGTGGAGATCGTTGATAAATTGCTGACAGCGATGGGTTATGAGCTGGAAGCGCTGAAGATGGATGATGAAGAATAATGGCGCGCACCGGCACAGATAAATCCAAGCGCCGCAAACGCAGTGCGCCTGACGCCGAGACCCTGGGTTCGCTGAACCTGGATTTCAGCGAAAGCCCTACGACCTGGAAATTCCTCGCCGACGATAGTTTCTTTCGCGGCCTGCTGGGGCCGGTCGGCAGTGGCAAGTCGTATGCCTGCGCCGCCGAGGTGATGCTGCGCGCCGCGAAGCAGCCCGCCTCGCCGAAGGACAATATCCGTTACTCGCGCTTCGTCGTCGTGCGTAACTCGTACCCCGAGCTGAGAACGACGACGCTCAAGACATGGACAGAGCTGTTTCCCGAAAGCCAGTGGGGGCCGCTGCGCTGGTCGCCGCCGCTTACGCACCATATTAAGCTGCCGCCGCGCGATGATGTCCCAGGGCTCGATTGCGAGGTTATTTTTCTGGCGCTCGATCAGCCGAAGGATGTTCGCAAGTTGCTGTCGCTCGAGCTGACCGGCGGCTGGGTTAATGAAGCCCGTGAGCTGCCTCTCGCCGTCATACAAGGGCTTACGCATCGCGTGGGTCGCTACCCTACCAAGAGCAACGGAGGCGCGCCGTGGCGCGGTATATGGGCCGACACAAACCCAATGGATGATGACCATTGGTGGTATCGCCTGGCCGAAAAAGAGCCGGTCAAAGGCAAGTACAAATGGAAGTTCTTTCGCCAGCCGGCCGGCATGATCGAGGTGTTGCCAGATGCGCCGGGTGCAATACCCGCAGCGGGTCGAAACTGGGACGTAAATCCGAAAGCCGAGAACATAAACAATCTGCCCGCCGGCTATTACGAGCAGCAGCTCGGCGGCAAGGATCTTGATTGGATACAGTGCTACGTCAACGGCCAGTATGTGTTCGTCAAAGATGGGCGCCCTGTGTGGCCCGAGTACGACGACGTGACAATGAGCGTCGAGGGACTGACCCATAACGAGGACGCGCCGATTGTTATTGGCTTGGACTTTGGTTTGACCCCGGCTGCCGTGTTTGGCCAGCGTGGCGCCGATGGCCAGTGGCGCATCCTCTACGAGCTGGTGACGGACGACATGGGCCTCGAGCGCTTCGGGCAGATGCTTTTGTACGAGCTCAACACGCGGTTCAAAGGTTGTGAGCCAATGATTTGGGGCGACCCCGCTGGATCAGCCCGCGATCAAATATTCGAGGTCACGTCGTTCGACCACCTTCGCACCCTGGGCCTGAACGCCAAGCCGACATCGAGCAATGATTTTATGGTGCGCCGGGAAGCGGGCGCAGCTCCGATGACGCGGCTGGTGGGTGGCAAGCCCGGGCTTCAAGTCGACGCGTCATGTCGCCGTCTCCGCAAAGCGCTGGCCGGCGGCTATCATTTTAAGCGCGTCGGGATCTCCGGCGGCATGGACCGCTTCCGCGACGCGCCGAACAAGGACAACAACTCGCACGTCGGCGACGCCTATGGCTATCTGCTTTTGGGCGGCGGCGAACATCGACGCCTGACGCGCGGCGGGTTCCAGTCGAAATTTGCACAGCCGATCCGCGCGTCTATGGATTTCAACGTCTTCTAAAAAACGGGCCGCAGCGATTGCCACGGCCCGAGTTGAGGGAGAAACATGAACGCCAAATTATAACCGATACGTTTGGGTACTGTAAATCTCTTTAGCTTCCCTGATACTACCGCACCTTCCCGCTTCAGCGAGGTTGCTGCCGTTCGAGCGCTACCACGCCGTCGTGATGCGGCATGACCGATTTCAGCAGTCACTAATCACGCGCATCCCCGATTACTTGGACCGCCTTGAGGCGCAATCCGCTGCCGGCGCCGGCTTTACAATCCTCGAGAACGGCCGCGTCATGGCCATATTCGGCGTCACGCCGGTAATCCCGCTGGTCTACGAGGCGTGGATGCTCCGCGACCGTGACATTGCGGAACGTGGCCGTCCTACAGCGGTTGTGTCGCGGCGCTTTTTTGAGGCGTTGCCGTCCGCCCTGGTTCTGCGCCGGTGCCAGATCACCGTCGAAT